CTGTAAAGGGCACAACCTGTCGTAAGACAGCATTCGTGAGAATGTCCCCGCCGGCTAACCTATAACTTGAATAAGTCATAAGCCAGTATTCGACTAATTGAATTTCTTCAGTTAGTATAATAAATACTTTTTCAACCTTTGGATTATTTTGACAAACATTATTTTGTCGCTTTAACCATTTTTTGATCTAGTTTGGCTTTGATGTCCATTACTGATTTTACTGCATTTAATGCATGTGCTCTCGGGACGATGTAAGCTGGTTCCGGTCCTCTTAAAAGGGCTGAAGCTTTTCTTCCTAGTTCCGCTGATTTGAAGGCGATTTCTTTATTGTCTTTATTTCAGTTAGCAATTGCGTCAATGTCGAGGAGAAGTAATGTTCTTACTGCTTCTGTTAGTGTCAATTGGTCTCTTGAGAAACCTTTTGATATATTTACTAAACTTACGATGTGATTATATATTGCAACGAAGATTGGTAACTGTACAAATGTTTCGATTGTGAAACCTAGCAATCCTGCTAGTTTCATGATTTTATCAAATAGTCTATTTGTTTTTCTAATAGAGTTGTAAACCATTCCTAACAAGGCCCCTTTGTAGACTCGGGAAATTTCTTCCTGAATTACTGCAGAGCTTGTTGGTACACTGTATTCAGAATTTTTAGTATATCTACCTAAAAACGATCTTTGATCATCTAGGGTATTCATATTAAAAACCTGTCTTAGTGTAAAGTAAAATGGGTACAATAGACTGAAAGTAGAGCTGTACCCTCTTTTGGGTACGTTAACAAATCTTTTAGATTTGTTAAGTGCTTTAAGTTCAGTATATTTGTAAAACCGGCAAACTACACTTAGTAAAGTACCAGTTGCTATATATCTATTACCTTTGATAAAGAAATAATCAAATAACATCATGAATACTATATAAGGATTCATAACGTTATCAATTATTCCGGTTATCGGTAACGGACTGAATTCTCCATCTCTCACGTTAACTCATCTTTTAGCAAATTCATATGCCACAAGTGATGTATGAGTTTTGTTAATTGAAACATCTACCCCTAGACCTCGAATAATTTTTAGGTATTCAAGGGCCACTCTGTCGTGGTTTATAACGATATCATCCCCTAAAAGGATGTAACCGTTAAAACTTCCAAACCCAGCTTTGTAAGCTGCGGTTTGCACAACTAAGTGGTGACTAAGAGTAAACATAGCCCAAGAGCTTTTAG